TTGGAAGTGATTCACGGAGAAGAGGCAGCTCGTACGTTCGATTGGAAAGTAGTAATCACTAACCCCAACTCTATATCTGAGATTGAGAATAATAAGAAAGAGGCTATTATACAGCAGTTGCAAGAGATCATTGCTGACCAATCTCAATCAGAAGATGAATTCAATCAGAATTTGGATAAGATGAGTTACTTCTTCCAGTATGAGTGGCAGGATATGCGAGAAACTCGTGCCAACGCACTTCTCACTCACTACATCAAGGAATTGGATTTGCCTACACTATTCAACAGTGGTATAATGGACGCCATGACATATGGCGAAGAGATTTACGATGTAGACATTGTTGGAGGAGAACCTTACATAGAGCGTATAAATCCTTTGAAGATTCGTATCTTCCGATCGGGCTACTCTAATAAAATTGAAGATGCAGATATTATAGTATTGGAAGACTATTGGTCTCCAGGAAAGATTATTGATCGTTATTACGATGTTCTTACTCCTAATGATATTAAATATATTGAGGAAGCTCCTCAATTCTCTGAAGCAGGAGTAACTGACTCAGCAGGTAACTATGACGAACGTGCAGGATTTGTACGCAAGGACATGGTTTCTGACGAGTGGGATAACGATTTCTATACCCACTTGTTCGACAAGGATGCTTCTGAGGACACGCTGATGCCGTTTGATACTTTTGGTAACATTCGAGTAATTCGCGTGTTCTGGAAGTCGCGTCGTAAAATCAAGAAGGTTAAGTCTTATGATGAGAATGGAGAAACCGTTTATACTTTCTATCCTGAGAACTATATTACCAAGACTGACGAGGGAGAAGAAGAGAAGACTATGTGGGTAAACGAGGCTTGGGAAGGCACCTTGATTGGTGACAAAGTATTTGTTAATATGCGTCCGCGCGTGATACAATATAATAGGTTATCTAATCCCTCACGCTGCCATTTTGGCATAATTGGAACTATCTACAACAAGAATGATGACAGGCCATTCTCATTGGTAGATATGATGAAGCCGTACTCATATTACTATGACGCTATTCACGACCGGCTGAATAAACTTATCGCTAAGAACTGGGGTAAGATTATTCAACTAGACCTTGCTAAAGTACCTAAGGGTTGGGCGGTAGACAAGTGGCTCTATTATGCTCGCGTAAACAGCCTTGCTGTTACCGACTCTTTCAAGGAGGGTAATCAAGGCATGGCAACAGGCAAGCTCGCAGGTTCTCTAAATAATGCTTCTTCAGGAGTTATAGATGCTGAGTTGGGCAACTCTATTCAGCAACATCTGACTTTGCTTGAGTTTATTAAGGGTGAGATGAGCGAAGTTTCCGGCATATCTAAGCAGCGTGAAGGACAAATCTCCAACAGGGAGACGGTAGGGGGAGTGGAGAGGGCTACTCTTCAGTCGTCTCATATTACGGAATGGTTGTTTACTGCCCATGAGAATCTTAAGAAGCGTGTGCTTGAAGCACTACTTGAGGCAGCTAAGATTGCTCTTAAGGGTAAAAAGACGAAGTTCCAATATCTCTTGAGTGACGGTCAACAGCAGATAATGACTATTGATGGTGATGAGTTCGCTGAGTGTGATTATGGATTGGTAGTTGATAATGGTCATGATACACAGAAGCTTAGTCAAAATCTTGATACCCTTGCACAAGCAGCTCTTCAGAATCAGTACAGTCTTTCGTCTGTAATGAAATTGTTCACTTCTAACTCACTTATGGAGAAGATTCGTCTCTTAGAGCGTGAGGAGCAGCAACGTCAGCAGCAAGCTCAGCAACAGCAGCAACAACAAATGCAGATACAACAACAGCAATTAGAGCAGCAGCAGGCAATTGAGCAAGCTAAGATGGAGCAGCAGTACAAGATGAATCAGGAGAATAATGATACGAAGATTCTTGTGGCTGAGATTAACTCGCAAGCCGAAGCTGACCGTCTTGCTTTGATGAATGGGGAAGACGACGGAGTACCTGAGATGAGTGAAGAAGGCCGCGTTCGTATTAAAGAAATGGCTCGTCAGTTTGATGCTAAGCAGAAGTTAGAGCGTGAGAAACTCGATTTCGAGAAGGAAAAGACACGTAAAGACCAAGAGCTTAAAGCTCGTCAGATTAGTAAACAATCTAAAGTTAAGAAGTAATGAGGGCATTTGAGAAAATTATAGCGCAGCCGTTGCCACCACTTAATCCGGGCGTTCTGTGGTTGAACACATCGAAGAATCCTGCAATACTTTGTCACTTTAGGGACATTGCTGCCTTTGAGGAAAGCAAACACAAACCGAAAGGACAGAAGAAATGAGTATAGTAAGATTTAACGGGCAAGAGGTAAAACTAACGACTGCTTGCCCTTGGAGTGTTAAGAATGGCGTTTTATGGAACGACAACACATCTAGAGACGAGGGTGTCGAAGGAGATAGTGTTGATTATAAGATTGGCGATACTCGTTATCGTGGTCATGTAGTAGGATATACCTGTTGTCAATGTATCACAACACAAGAGTTTGGCAGTGTAGTTATTCCAGCTAATGATCTTAAGTACGTTCACTTCACACACCAGACTAAAGTCGAAATGGTAAAAGATTACTGATTATGATCCTAACGAAAGGCGACATAGCATTGAGTGTGGTGTGTGTGCTGGCAGGCACATTGCTCGGTGCTGGTTTCCGCTCATGCAGCAAACCCACTGAGCCTACTACCCAGCCCGAGACCATTCACGATACCGTTACCGTCCGCGATACGCTGCATATCAAGGAACACACCAAGCCGAAAGAGGTGGTGCGTAGGGACACTATTTGGCTGCCATTAGACACCCCATTAGGCACCTCATTAGACACCGGTAGTCTAATTCCTGTAGATTTGCCTATCACTCGTAGCGAGTACCGTGACACGTTCACGACAGATAGCAGCCGCATTGAGCTTGGTGTTAAGTTCAGTGGTTGGCACGCACAGATAGATGCTGTTGACCTTAACTATGATTTCACTATTCCTACAAAGATTGTAACAAAGAGACAACGCTTCTCGTGGTCACTAACAATTGGTCTACAAGGTGGATATGGAGCTACATTCGGCAAAGACGGTGTAGTAGAAATGAGGCCTTACGCTGGTGTGGGAGGCACATTAGGAGCTAGTATTAATTTTTAAATAATAACATTATGGATTTTTGGAAATCATGGAAATTTTGGGCAGCTGTAGTAGCCATCGCCCTTGTAATCACAGCCGTAGTACTGTGCTTTGTGTACCCTGTATTTGGATATGCAGTTGGAGCATTCTTTGTAGGTGGTCTTGCTGGATTCATTTGGGGCTATAAGGTAAATAAGGACAAAGATAAGGAAGAGAAATGTTAATAGCTTCTTGCACATCTTATCCTCCCAGAATCAGTAATCTTCCGAAGGTTATCGACACCATTCTTGGGCAGACTGTTCAGCCTGATGAAGTTATAATCAATCTTTCGCGTGACGAATTCCCTGCTGAGCAGCTGCCTCAAGATGTGGCTGAGTATATTAAATCTCATGAAAAGGTATCCGTTAATTGGCTTGATGGAAATTGGAAGGTCTATAAGAAGTTTCTTCCTATCCTCAAAGACCATCCTGATGACCTCATACTCTCTTTTGACGATGATACTATTTATCCCGAAGGCATCATTGCAGACTTGCTTTCTGTACATGAGCAATATCCTGACGCGCCTATAGCAAGCAATCATTATTGGATGGACGGATTAAAGTGTCACTGTGGAGAATGCAGTCTTACTCAAGCTAAGCACTTTGAGGGTTGGGAGCAGTATGTTAACGAAGAAATGATTGCTAAGTGTCCTGCTGATGATTTGTTCTACACAAATCTTGCAGCCGTTAACGGTTATTTTTATAAGTGTACTGCAACTAACTACCCAAGAGTGTGGGAGAAGTACGAGGAAAAGGAGGGTTACTCAAAATCTATTCCTGGCATCAATAAGAATACAGAGAAGGAGTTGTTCAATGTTTTTGGACGTCATATTAAGATGATGTTTACTGAAGATTTAACAAAGCCTATTTGTGTTCTTAATGTAGTAGCTAACCCGCGAGGACTCGGTATTGCTGACGACATGTTAAAGTGGATTCAGCCTCAATATAATGTCTTTGTAGTGGAACACGACGGTACTAAGTTTGAGTACTATGGACTTAAGTTCTTACAGAACTATGTAGCCCACAATGATGTTAGAGTTCCTATTTTATATCTTCATACTAAAGGAGCTGTCAGAGTTAGAGCATGTTCCCCCAAAGTCCATAATTTATGGAAGTTTGAATTTGGAAGGAATATGAATAAATACTTGAGTATTCTCGATACTGACAAACCTACTATAGGTACACCCTATGCGGGGTATGCTAAAGACCCTCGTCCTGGATATGAAGGCGTATACCCTGTGTCTTGGTACAATGGTTGGATGGCTAACCCTGCTGCATTAAAGCTTATAGATGTACCTTTGTCTAACGATAGGTATGTGTATGAGACTTGTATTTATAAAGGCATTGAAGTTATTGGAACTCGTGTGAAGGATATTTGGTGGGAACCTGAGAGTATGAAGGTTAAAGACGCGGACTTGAATACTAACTTTTAGTATGTAAAAATAACAATCTTCGTTATTACTAGTAAATAAATCACTTATTAATTTGCATATATCTGGAAAAAGTAGTAATTTTGCGGCAAATTAAAGATACTGTTATTTAAAGAATACTAAAATGAAAGACTTTAGAGAGATATGGCAACAGATTCCTGCTAGTTGGAAATGGGTATTTTTCATCTGCTTGACAGCTACATTAGGGCTGCTTGTCGGAGGATTTATTAGCCCACCTCCAGGTGAGATTGACGAGAGTATCTTCAAAGCATGTTTTATTCTCGTAATCTACCCAACATTAATAACCGTCTTCATTTGTGTGTTGCGTGGAATGAAAGTCCACTATGACATCAAGGAAGGCAAAATATCAGTTAATTCAAAAAGTAATGAAACTACTGCTGAAGAGGGTAACGAAGAGTAAAGACTTCACCCTAGGAGAATTGTACATCAATGGCAAGTTATTTTGCTATACCTGCGAGGATACGGACCGCGGACTTAAACAGTCTATGCCTTTAGAGACCATTCAGAAATTGAAGGTAAAGTCTGTCACCTGTATTCCTTACGGCAAGTATAAAGTAACGCTTGATGTAGTGAGCCCCAAATATAGCAATCCTAAGTATAAATGGGCTGCTAAAGTTGGTGCCAAAATACCTCGATTGCTTAATGTGCCGGGGTACGAAGGTGTTCTCATTCACGTAGGTAATACGGCTAAGGATACAGACGGATGTGTATTGGTAGGATTTACTAAGACCAAAAATGGTGTTGGTAGAAGTACTGACTGCTTCCTTACCTTATATGACATCTTGTCTGAGGATAAGAATAATATTGAACTTGAAATTGTATGAAGAA